TTGTCACCTACTATGTACACGGTGTCATAGCCTGTAAATAACTTATTAAAGTGTGGCTTCCAAGCCTGCACTCCTGGTACTCCAACCGCTGGTAGGTTCAAGATACCTGATACAACTACCGCATCTAACTCACCTTCACATACAACTACAACAGATGAATCAATGGTGATGTCAGCAACGTTATACAGGTGACCCTTCTGTCCTGCTGGTGCACCATATCTAGGCTTGCCATCATCTAACCTGCGAAACTTTACTCCCACACACATACCAAGTGCCGTCAGATAGGGCACAGAAAGCCAGCCCGTGTGGGTTTCGTGACCATTGATGGGATCAGTTACAATACCCAACGAAAACTGTTGGGCAACATCTTCAGAGATTCCACGTCCTTCGAGGTAGGCCAGCGCCTTTTCGTCCAGGTTTTTGCTGTAATGTGTGACCGCTTCCAGCAGCGATTTCGATTGCTCTTTTGAGTGCATCCTTAAACTCCAAGTTCTCTATAATACCGACAACATTTACTGCGTTGCCACCCTTTCCACAGGTGTGACAAAAGAATAGGTTGTCATATGTATTGATGACAGCACTACGCCTTTTGTCTGGGTGGATGCAGCATCTAACAGATGCGCTCCTACCTTCTCTTACTTCCCCACCGTAGTAGGTAACGATTGCTCCTATGGGGATTGTGTTTGCATCAACGGGACCTTTGAATTTTCCCGCTTTACGTACCCTGGACCAGTCTTGTGTTGACATACACACCCCTTAAAGTCGCACTTGTTATGCCAATTAGTTGCACGCTTGTAGTGAGCAAGTGTGTTTTCTTCTCCGCCTTTCATACAGTTAGAACAAATCATTAGAACTCCTTTAGTTCTGTTACTGGTACACGCCATCCACTGATGGCTTCATCCCTATACTGTGACTTTGCATACTCTTCAGGGTTACACCAGCCATAGACTTCAACCTCTGAGTAGTAATCTTCATCAAGAATCTTTGTGCCTACTATGATCTTGCCGTTATCCTTATTCCAAAATGGAATTGAATCACGTGTGCGTACCGTACGTACCTCAAAGTTCACGCCCACATCAGGCAACTTAGCCCGACGAGGATGTAACTCATTGGGATACCACGGTACATTCCAAGCAGTATCAGTAAGAGATGCAACCGCCCACTCAGATACGTTGGCTCGCACATTGGCAAGAAGTTCGTGCTCTAAGTAGCCGTTCTTCTTACCCTCTGCATAGTTAGGTCTATCTACTGACCCATACTTAGCAAGCCAACGCTCTGTAGCAAGCAGCGTACAAACTCTTACTTCATCCCTGCTCAGGCGTACTATCATCTGCCTCTTCTTCAGTAGTTGATTCTTCAACCACTTCTTCTACTGGTACTAGTATCTCTGTCGTTGTTATTTCTCCACCTGGTACTGGCATTATTGTTTCTCCTTTAGCCATTGAGTTAAGTCTTGGATTACCCAAGCCTGATCTATTGATGCGTTGCGACGCTTAACTACAACATAAGACAGAGGGACTTCCCCGATACCTCGTGCCTTTGCGTAGTTAAGCGCCTCAACTTGTGCTTCTCTCCAGAACTCAGGCAGGGAAAGGGTCTGCCTGTTCTTGAGTTCAAGGATGTAGGTTTCTCCCGATATGATAACAACCATATCGCCCTCATCCTTTGCCCCAGCCTTAGTCAAACGTTCTGCTATAACTCCCGCATTGCGTAGCCATTTCATAACATCTGTCTCAAACTGAGAACCTTTACGTCCGTTCTTGTTAGCCATCAGACTCGCAAGTACGCTCTGCCTTGTGCATCTTGATCTCCAATCTGACAGGAAGCAAAGTTAACAAATAGTGTAGCCCATTGTGATGCATCTGCAGTGTGAGGACCAAAGCGATTCTTCACTGCAGCAACCCGCAACATCCCTTGTCCTGGGTCATAGCCTAATGTAAGTATCAGTGCAGGTAACTGACTGACTTTACCGTGGATAGCACGTCGTGGTGGTGGCATCATTGGAGATCCATACTCACTCTGCTCTGATACGTGATGGAGTACTAAGACACAAGCCTCTGTCTTGCGTGCCATATCGTGCAACTCCATCATAATTGCACGTAGCCCAGCCCATTCATTGTCTGTTTCGGCTGCAACATTCATTAAGTTATCAATGATAATTAACTCTGGTGCTATGCCATAGAGTTCAACGTAGGCTTTGATTTCTAATTCAATGTCATCTAATGACGGACTTGAATCAAACACCCATTGTATGTGCGACATCTTAGATAGATGGTCAGCGTAGTAGTCAGGTTTGTAATCCATATTGGTTTCAACTGTTAACTGTGAGTGCCCTGAGATCTGCGCTGCAGATCGCATCAACACGGTAGCAGTATCAGTATCTGCGGAAAAGAAAAGTGTTGGTACCTTTGCCTTGATTGCATAGATAAGTGCAAACATACTCTTACCAGCATTAGGTGCAGCAGCAACCATACATACTTGCCCTCGTCTAAACTTAATGGACTGAGCAGATAGCCCTGTCCATACATCAGGCAATGGCACAGCCTTAATAGTGCTGGTACCTAGCGCCCTCTTTAGATCAAGCAACTTCCTCATCCCCTCCAAGATTTATTCTGCGAACTCTTCTTATCGCAAGGCGTTCACGTGGTGCTAGACCACCCCATATCCCGAACTGTTCTTTGTGGATTCCCCACTCAGCGCATTCGGTCTTATGAGTACAACCCTTGCAGATTGATTTCGCATACTGACTTTCACTGAAACTTACTGTTCCCTCTTTGTCAGGGAACCAGAAGTCTCCACCTATCTGTGCACATAGCGGGTTCTCGTACTCACGAGGTTCCCGCATTTAATTATCGCAAGAAGATAGGGTCGCACTTATCTACTGCACCCTTTGGTGCAGAACACATCCACGCTTTCCACGGTCCACGTGCTGATGTTCCAGTACGGAAAGTCATATTGCCGTGCTTACAGGTAGGTGCCTGTCCTTCTGTAACTACTGGAGCAGGTGCTGCAACTGGTGTTGCATTAAATGACTGAGCGATTGCCTCTACGCTTGGGGACGGTTGTGTTGGAACGCCGCCAAGTTCTTTTCCCGTTGACTTAATAAGTGCTGCAACCATAGATAGATCTGTTAGACCTGTCTCTAGTTCTTTCACATCTGCTGCGTAAAGATTGATGAGTGTACCGTCGTGCAACTTGTAGTTGATCTGATACTTAGTTCCCTCTGTAGCCATTTACTTTCCTCCAGTTTGTTTGATTTGTAACCGCTGTGATTCACTGCCAAACTTCCTAGGTACAAACCCAAGTAGTTTTTCTACCTCTTCACTGTCAATACTTTCACGACCCTTGACAGTTGTCCAACTGACTTCTACTCCACTAGGTGTTGTGCCTAGTAGTCCTTCAAAAGAAGTCTTCAAAGAATCTTGATGCTTTTCTAACTCTCTAATCTGCGCTGCTAATTGTAAGTACAGCAGTGCATTCCTGTCAATATCAGCATCATCAATGACTACATCACTGACTGCCGTATGTTCTTTTTTTATACCAACGCATCCCATCTCACCTGATGCATCGTAGAACTTGCAATAGAACTTACAGTAACTACTATCTCGTTCTGGATCTGGTGCCTCTGTTGCACTCTTGATTGCTGCCAACCAATTCAATGCTTGTAGTGCAACTGTCTCATCATAATCTTCTGTGTGTACCTTGATGTCTCGCTCATCACCATCACGAGCAATAGCAACTAGAGATACACGCTTTACATCGTGACCGTTCTTTGCTAGTAGGTAGCCATATGTCTGTACCTGCCAACGCTGTTGTGTTGTTGGGAAGTACGAAAGGTTCTTCACCTTACTTGTCTTCCAGTCAATAACATCTCCAGTACCAGGTACGAAGCAGTCAATGTGCGCTTTCATTCCGTTGTACTCAACTGCAGTTTCAATCAGCACATCTGGGTTATCTGCTAGTGCTCGTTCAATCTCTGCGTGGATAGCAGTACCCATAATTGCTGCTAACTTCATCTCGTTCTCATTAGTTTCAGGTTGATCGTTTAATCTATACCAGACCTTACGACGACAGCCACCTAACTCTGATGGTCCTATCTGTACCTGTGTAGAACGTGAACGCTTAGCATCACCTGCACGTAGCGCAGTAAGTAGTAGTTCCTTTGGATCAGTCACTTCTTGTACTTCCAATCTACCCACAAATCAAATGCTCTACCAATAACAATACCAATCATAAGTCCCATAAGGAATGCTGTCATTTAGGATTCTCCACAATCACCTTTGCATAGTTCATACCATTGCATAAACCTAGATAAAACTGGTAGTCCTCGGACTCTTTGTTGCTGGCCAAATCTAAATAAGGCTTACGCTTTTCTTCAATCTCTTTAGAAATCTTTTCGCGTAATTCTTTTTCAATACGTTTTGCTTTGAGATCGCCCCAAGTTTTCTCTTCCTTCATTACTTCTAATCTGCCCCACATCCAACCCATTTTGTGGAAGTGTTGTGCAGCATACTCATCTGTCATATGCATCTTTGCTACATCCTTTCCTGGACCACTAACTGTATGGGCTTACCAGTATTAGAGTCAAGGACCGACGCGATCTCTACTGCCTTCCTAGCGTGTCGCTTGGCGTAGGCTAACTCCATATCAGGCTTGACAATTGAATACATATAACCAAGAGCAAACTGCCCACCACTACCAATAGCGTACGCTCCGACATTGCTTTGGAAAAAAGAGAGATCACAAGCAATACGAAAGACATTGCCGTTAAAAGCAACGAGATAATCAAAACCGCCATCTTTGTCCACCTTGTTGTAGTCGTAGTTGTTGTCTGTAAATACTTGGTTGATACTGGGTATAACTTTCTTACCCATAAATTGTGCTGGTTCTTCGCCACGATACAACGGTGGCTTCCAGTTGTAGGCAAGGATATCTCCTGGTCGTGTATCACCTGAGATACCGATGAGAAACTTACCAACCTCAACGATCTTAGGTGTACTGGTTGCTAACGTGACGAGATTATCTTCTGTGATCTGAGAATCTGCCACGAGTACTGCATAGTCAATACCCTCTATCGCTGCGATTGTTGTCATACTGACAATCATACTGGGTTAACGGCGTGTCGTCGCGTAGCGACACCTACTGGTTACTACAATATGAGCCGTGAGGCGAATAAAACAGGGTGCCCCAGAGGGGCACGGTTATACTGTACTGACTTTGCGGTTCCGTCTACCAAGGCTGCCGAAATTCAGGGCTAAACTACCAGATAAATTTGGTACTGACCTGCGAGGCTTAGGTCCAGTACACGTCTGTCCTTGTGGTTCACAAGTCTTTTCTATAATGGCATCCTTTGAAGATCACGAACTGGTCTGGTACTTCCTTGATGGTACCTGTGTTAACTGTGGCAACATCGTAACTGTCCCTTGTCCAGTAGATAAAGATGAATCACAGACTCTCTGAGATCAACGAAGAAGAACGCACAGGATTGTGCACAGTTTGTGGTCCTACCAGAATAAAGATGCGGGATAAGTCTAAGCCAATATCAGGTAGGTACAGGTGCAATACCGTATACAAAGTCAATCAAATGAAACTGCGTTCTCCTTACCACGCATACCGTAAGGACCACTGCGAGCAGTGTAACTTCAAGCCAGTACATATCAGTCAATTAGATGTAGACCACATAGACGGTGACCGCTTTAACAATGACCAGTCAAACCTACAGACACTGTGTGCTAACTGCCACAGACTCAAGACCCACCTGGCAGATGATTACAACTCAGGTATCAATTAGTTTTATGGCATAAAAAAAGAAGCCCCTCCGAAGAGGGGCCTCTTTCTGCCTCGCATTAGTGGGTTACTTAGACCCACGTCCAAACTCTGGTGCTGATGCGTCTAACCACTTAAGTACTGGACCTGCTGCACCTGATAGTGCTGCAAGACCTAGTGTCTTTAGGTCAGTCTCACCAACGAGGTACAGTGCTACCGCAGCGGATGCTGCTGCACGGAACCAAGATAGTGCGATTTGTTTGAATTGTTCCATTACGGACTCCTTTGCTTTTACTTTGCACCGTGCACTTTGCAACAGGTACAAACCTCTTCCCGTGCCAACTTCTTTGTTGGTGCAGGTATTGCTTTGGCTTTAATCTGATTGATGATCTTTGGTTGATTCATCCACCAGAACCAAGGGCTAGTGTCGTTGCCCATATCGTCATTGATTGAAATATGTAGATGCTTATTGTGCTTGTTACTTCCAGTATAAACTCTGTTGCCTTGCTTAGCCTTTTCTGCAGACCAGATCTTTCCCTTGAATATCAGGTACTTAACTCTCTTGTCTTCCTTTAACTTCTCAAAGATATCAGTGCAATCAATGCCATTCTTAGGATCATCCGTTAGGTCTACTGCATAGCCTGTGTTGTGGTCTGAGTTAGGATTCTGATGGATGTGTGCTGCTGATGGTAGTAATCCATCTGAGGCTTTCTTCCGAGAAGGCGATATCGCTGTGGCTTGTCGAAGGACAGCAATAGCGGCAGGTGTGGCTTTCTTTGCAACAGGTTTCATCATTCTCCATCTTTCTTTTCCTTTGGCTTAGACTTCAATCCGTTTCCTGCAAGTACGCCAGCAAGAGAACCAGTAAGAAACACACACAAGGTACTAACAAGATCAATAAATGCAGCATCGTTGGGTGCCTGGTCTCCTAGTGGTTGTGTGATAAATAGCAGCGCATAGAGCAATGCAAAGACAGAACCAGCAAACACAATGGCCAGTATGATTCCGATAGTTACAATCAGTCTTGCGTGTAAGTCTTCTGGTGTTAGTTTATTTCTTGGGTTCATCTAATACTCCAGGCAAAGTGTCTTTGGTACAGGTACCAGTAGGGATACATTGAGGCGGATTACATTCTGGCTTTTCCCAGTTCTTAAACTCTTGGCAGGGATACCTAACCCAGCCTTGGTAACCGCAACCGCTAAGAGTTATTGCGAGAAAGAAGGATGCGATAAATCTCTTCAACCTGTCGCTCCAATCTTGTTACCGAATCTTTAAGTGAACTACCAGAGTTAGGTTTGAGTTCATTGAGGTAATGCTTAACCATCCAACGAACACCAGTGGCAAAGCCGCCTACTATTGTCATCACTGCAACAGCAACTGTTGCGTAGTCTTGTGCCTGCATTAGACCGTCCTAATTGTGACTAGAAGTAAACCGCCATACCCTGAAAACCTTTTATCTGATGGTGTGTTATTTCTAAAATCCATTTCTTCAATGATGCCAAGGTATGACTCACCAGTTCTAAAGTCTTGAATCTGGATGGTGTCTCCATTGTTTTCTATTAACTCTAGTTGTGACATACGATCATAGGCTGCACCTTCAAAGCCAACTTCAACTCCGAAGTGATCTGTCTCGTGGTCAAAGCAAGACAATGGATACTGGATGAGTCGCTGACGTGGTGTTGCAGGTAGTGAACGTAATTGGTAACCAGTAAACAATGGTCCCTTAGTTGAATCAGTACTAGAGCGAGTCAGTGTAAACTTAAAGCCAAGATACTCTTGGGCAGTTTGTGGGTAGTTAATATTGATCTGAGG